GCTTCCCCAACCAAGCTCAGAAACCTCCCTCTGAACATATTGGACTTGTCCACGTTCCTTAGCTGACTCTCCTTGAGGTAAGCACGGTCTAGGGCGCCATATACTAGGGCCTCATGGAAAGATTCTGGTATCTGTGGGGTTTCGGTATCTAAAGTCATCTTCGTGGGGTTTAAGACCCCTCTGATGATGAATCCCTGTGACACCTTAGTTGCGGCATCCTTATCAAGGTAAACGTGTTCTGGTTCACTTGGGAGTGGGAATACCCTGAAGCTTGATGCAGATCGTTCTGATATGACTACAGCCTCAAGCTTCCCTTGAGAGTCTCTCCACTTCTTTGGGTAGTAGGATGAGTTGATCGTATAGAAGGGAGATGGAGTTGCTCCGAGTGCAGTCTGAACCATGCGAACCCCACCTGATCCCGAATTTGCTGCCCTGTCCAGATCACTCTGTGTGTAAATGGCTAGTTCTCTCCCATCTAAGGTCACACTTGTGATTTCAAGGATTGTGGCTGGCTTCGTGAAGATAGGCCCAGTAGCAACATAATTCACGCTCTCGCTTGCTACTGTCTGTGAGGTGTTCTCTGGGAGGAGATACTCGAATGTGTCGTCAGTAACCACAGTAACTAGATGCCCCCCATCACAGTATGTGTTAGTTGATTCCGATACGAGTACACTGTCCCCAACAGATAACCCATGTGATTCTTCCGCGATTGTAGCAACCCTTCCACTTGCACTGAGAGTTGCTGAGACTGGGTTGGGGATTGGGGGGATCTGAAGGGTAGAAGACTCTGTCTCAGGGATTTTAGACAAGCGGCAAAACTCTAACTGCGCTTCGTTGAGATAGGTGTTAATCTCTGAGTCAGACCATCTCTCGTTGCGCTTCCCTTGCAGATATCTCTCTACGCTTTCGCGCAATTCCTTGCGAGTCATTACTGCTTATTCTTGAAATACTGGATCTGCCTTTCTCTCTCGAGTGCGGCTTCTCTAGTAGGGTATTCCCCAAGTTTTCTGTCGCCCCTCTTTGAATAAAGAACCCATACCGGCTTCTTGCCCTTCCGTATAACCTTGCGTATCATAACAACTCCTACTCAACGACTTCTCAACTGTGCAGTCTGCACCATACCCCCAACTCGTGCAGTATCCGCTTCAACCTCATGTATACCCTGAGTCAAACCATCAAGCTTGGTTTCAATCTTTATCGCAAATATGTTGCTCGTATCCTCCATCTGTTTATGCAGACCTCGGATGGTACTCTGCTGCGATAGTATGATGTAACTCAAAACCCCCAACATCAGCCCCGCGATTCCATGAGTTTCTAGAATCCCGATCAGACTGTCGATCATTCATACCTTGTTTATCTTCAAGAGAGATCATGCAACATGAATCTGCTGACGTTCTGCCCTTTCGCGGATACCCCCTAACTTGACTTTGAGGTCTTGCCCCTTGTCCTTCGGGAGTTTAAGGATTTGCACATCAAATCGGTTTGCTTCGTATTCAACCCCCGGGACTCCCGGCTTTGGTTGGACAATACGGGTTTCCTTTGCGTCAAGTAGGATATTCAAGTACGAAAGTGGTATGGCTCTTCGTGTAGCTCTTGGAATCCAAATTGTATCCCCGTTCAAAGTTACAGACTGAGGATACATATATGCGGCTTGTTCTCCATACCCTAGAACAATCACTGCATACCCTTCAGGGACATCCTTCAAGTCCTTATCCACAGCAGGGGCGATTTGATCACCCGAAGGCACTGTGAACTCAAGTCGCAGATTCTCATCCTTGTGTACATTACTTAGTGGTCTTCTAACCACATTACTTATATTTGCCATCTTCAGGTATTAGTCAAAAACCGGAACTCGATCTGCAAGTAAAGTACTCCCCCAGTGGGTTCTCTGTTGCATTCGATTTCAAGTCTGATCTGGTTGTAACGGTTATCGAGCGGGACATATGAAGTTCCTAGAATGTTCTTCCACTCTCCACATTTTCCCAACTCAGCACCATCTATGTAAAACCCTTTCTCCCTATATGGAGAAACCCTCCCTACATAGGCCTTAACCCCTTCCCCGAAAGGAAGATGGCAAGCAAGCTTTACTTCTGAAGGGAGTGCCCCGGGGACTAACTGAATCTCTTTTCTATAAATGAGATTCGCCTTACCCCCAGAAGCCCTCAACAAGTCATCACGTATGACCCGAATTAATCTGTAGGAGGGCGAACTGTCATTGTAGATGACAACCCGCTCTCCATTATCAGTAATCGAATCACTACTCACGATTATATGACAGAAGCACCACTTTCGATGCGGACAAGCCAGTTCTCTTGGAGAATCTTACAGGTATACCAGTACTGATACCCTACGCTTCCGCGCTGACCAAGTGGATCTTCAGCAGACGCTCGGGGTGATACCACAGTCGGTGTCACAGCGTCTTTCCCAGAAAGGGATACGCACCCAACAGCATCCCTAGCAAATACCAGAGTACTGTAGATGGCGCCCTTAGTAGCATCCGTTGGGCCAGTTTTCAAGTTGGCAACAGCGGCGCTTGTTGAATCTGTCGCAGTGGCAAGAGTGGTCGCAATAAAACGAACCATCCCAACCTTCCCAATTTCCCCAGACATTACAGCACCATAGTTTGCGTATTTCTCAATAGGCACAAACCCAGTGATATTCTCAACGTCAACACGGAGATCAGGGTGACAAATTGCAAAGAAGCCCTCGGCAACTGGTTCGGTATTATACTCAGATGCGGCCTTAACCACACTTGAAATTTTAACCGCATCCTTGTTCTCCAAGGTGCTAACTGAACGACTTATATTCTTAGGAGTCAAATTGGCAGTATATGCAGCGGCAGTGCCATCTGCAATGTTAGTTGCCATAGTCCCAGAAGATCCGCCCGAAGAATAAACAACATTCGTCCCGGCTTTGAATGCGTTATATGCTAACGTATCCATAGACTCAGCCATCTGAATGGCTTGACGCTCAGTAATCTGCTGTACAATCGGATCGGTAGAGAGCGCCAGCATTACATCAGTAATAGGCACCCAACGTCCGTATTGACTCAGAGTCGCTATAATCGTGGTCTGCTGAAGCGTATCAGACTCCGGGGTAACACCTTCACTCAAAGTCGAAGTGTTAACCTGAAACCGCTCGTATCTCCTCCAGCGTACATCCGCACCCTCATGCAAGGGTTTGGTTTCCTTCTGCGCGAAACGCGCCATTGTGACCAGCTTCTTGCTGATCGTCAGAAATTTCTTCTGAATAGTGAATGCATCGGCATCACTTAACTCTCCATACTTCGCTCCAAAACCGGAGGTAGATTGGAGAGTTCCAGTTCCGCCAGCAGCGCCTGTAGTATAAGCCATTATGACCTTTCTTAGTTAGGCATTTATTCTGGATCGGGAATAGAATCCCACAAATCGTCCCCCACTAGCTCACCTCTCGGCTTACTACCCCTTGACTTTTTACCACTTACAAGACCTTGAGCCGCCTCTCTCCGTTGATTCTGGTGTGGAGTAGGGGAAGTCTGCTTCTCTTCTGGAGGGGGTGTCCCGTATTTACGTTGTCCCGCATCAGATTCGAGATAAGCATTGAATACCTCAGCCTTCTCTTCCAAATCACCTTCGCTCATAGCTCGGTAAAACACCTTCTTCGCATTGACGAATTCATAAAAATCGTTGTCGTTGTCGATTTCTCTCCAAACGGCTCCAACCTTTTCGTCTAACTCCTCGAAGGTTTTGTTACGAGTGAAATGCTCACCTAACCCGGTGACTATCTCACGAAGCTCTGCAATTTCCTTCTTTGAAGAGTCATCTGGTTTATCCCCAGATGCAGTCCTTGCTGCTTCTCTTTGAGCAATCTTGTTTGCAATTGCGAATACATCAGGATACTCCTTGAGTATCGTCTGCTCCTCATCACTCCAATACTGCTCATCATCGTATGGATCTGGGGCTTTCGCCGCTTTCTCTTCAATCTCCTTGAGTTTGGCCTTCCCAGCCTCAAAATCTTGAAGCTGTTGTGCCATCTCAAGCTTCTCCAGACGGAGATTATCCCGCTCTTCCTTGAGGGTATGAACTTCATTCCCCCTTCTAGAATGGGATGACTCAAGATTACGGTAACGATCCTCCCAGTCCTCTTCTGGTGGTGAGTCCTCAGAGTCTTCCTCCAAGTCCTCTCCTACATCAGCTTCCTCGATCTCTTCCTCCTCCCCCTCTTCTTCCTCCTCCTCGGGTTCGGGTTCTTCAGGTACGGGTTCTGCCTTAGCAGGGTCTTCACCATACTCTGGGGTATTCCCCCAAAGCTCCTCTGAACTTTGCTGCTCTTCGTCAGCCATGATTGCCCCTTGTTAAATATTTTCGGGGTGAGGTTCACTCTCCCGATGGGGCAACCCTCTGCCCCTCTTCTGCCAACCTTGTCGGCAGTAGCACAATCTCCTTAAGGGCTCTTATCTCCCCTATCAGAGAATTGGCTTTTGCTATGTCAGCCTCCCCATGAATGAGTTTTGCTGATAATATCTCTTTTCGTTCCTCGATCAAGTTCTCTATGTGACCCGCAAGAGCCATCCATCGAGGGTCGCTTCGGATATTTGCTATGTAATTCCCAGCGTCTATCTCTATCATACTGGAGTTTCGCCACGTTTCAAGCCTTCTGCTACTTGATCCATTTCCTTATCCTGCTGCATACCCTGCATCTCCTCTTGCATCTCAGCTTCTTGTGCTTGCTGCTGAGACTCTTGAATCAGTAAGGATTCCTCTGCAAACCCAGCATTCTCAACAAGCTGGTTCCCCTGATTCATCAGAATCTCCCTCTCGTTGATCTCACGCTTTCTGTCATCTGAGCTTACAGCCATTTTCTCTTGAAGCAAGGACTGCATCTGCATCATCTCGGCTTTCGCTTGCATTTCTGCTTGCATTGCAGCCTGTTGCGCTTGTTGCATCTGCTGAGATTTTGCTTCACTTTCCTCTGGGGTCATCACGAATTCTTCAGGTTCCAAAGAGAACGCTCTGAAGATTGGGCGTATGAACTTGTTGCGCTTGATCTCCTCGTTCAGATCCGGATTCTGAGCAAGTACACTCAACAACCCAATGAGTTGCGTGTTATGCACCTCCTTAGCAACATACTGCATAAACCCTGTACACTCGCAATCGTAATCCCCCTTGAGTGTAGTATCCTGAGTATCAGACATCACCCAATGGTAGATTGCCTTGATATTCCCAGTGATCATCCTGCTCACAGAACGCACAACCTCTGCTGTCAACTTGTTAGCATTGGATTGCAGTATTGACATCCCAGTAGCAGTCTTAGTCTGATATGGGGCGCTTTCTCCCAACCCAATAGCAGATTGCCCTGATGCAAGATCAGCCTGTCTCTCAACCATGCTGATCAAATCGCTCAACCCACTTGTCACATCCGGGATTATCACTGGGCGATATGCCGATTGGACATCGTTACCCGGGCGCACCTTGATGACTTTGCCCGGATATATATTCTCAATGTCCTCCTTGGGATCAAACGCTTGAGGATCAATAACGGAAATCGGGTTTGATGCGAGAGCTTTTCCTTCGACAAGTTGTGCAAACGCGAAGTTCGTAATATCCTGTAAATCTCGGATTGAGAAATAGATGCCATCTCCCCAAACGCTATCCGGGTTTCTCTCCCAATAGCAGAAGTCATACGGGATTCTCCCGTCAAACGGATTTTCAACAACACGGATTACCTTGTCCCCACACACGGTGATGCACATTGGGATTGAATCCCCCTTGTACTTTGAAACATCCGTATAGGGTTCAAGCTCGTCTTTCGTATATGTCCCCCATTCCTCAAGAACCTGATACTTCTTGACACGCTCTCTAGTAGAACTTGCTCCCTTTGAGGGGGATTCAGACTGGTCATACCCAGACTCCTCCCCCTGCCCAGTCTCAAGGACTTCTTCGATGGCTTTCTTGTCAAAGCCAACTTGCTCCTTCAGGGAAACCATTTGCTGCGGGGAATAGAATGCCCTCTGAATCACCCAGTCACAATCCTCAATGGATTTAGCTTCTGGGTTGGGGAATAAGTCCCAAATAGATACTCTTTCTATTGTTGGGATTAACTCCGACTCAAGCAGATCTTCCGCCTTCAAGATTTCGGGATCTTGCTTTGCGCTTTTGTACACGGGATAGTTATACCCCTTGAGGACAATCGACTTGGTAACCCCCGTCCCATACAGGCACATCTCTAGGACAGTATCGTTGACAACCCCAATATAATCTGTTTTTCTGAGGATATCCCGGATTGTGTTCTCCATCCGCTCTGCCCTCATGTCAATTTCATCCCGCATTTGCTCTGGGGGAACCTGCTGAAGATCGGGTGCAGCAAACTTCGGGGTGTAATTCGGGGTAATTGAGAAGGGAACCTTCCCGGATTCAAATAGAAGGGATGTGATCTTTACTCGCGCAGAGTTAACTCTACGTCTAACTAAATGAACGAAGACCCCTCTCTTCTTTGCGAGAGAGAGGACTCCGTTTACTTTCACTGGGTGTATTGCTCGATGTGCATCATACGCCTCTCTCCAAGTCTCCTCATCCCCCGCACCAGCACGGTATTCCTTCCCGATAGAGAAGTGTTCCTGTACTAGAAGGGCTAGAGAGTCCTTGGTTTTTGTTGGGGCCTTACTATCGCCACCGTAGTCGTATTCAGCCATATCTTCGCAAAACGAAGGGGGATCAGGCAAACAGGAGGGTCAAGGGGCAGTTCACCTTCACCCCCTAAACTTCAATCTACAAACTGGGAATCATTGTATATGCTTTGATATGACCAGCAGAGATAGTCCCACCGCCCATATACTCGGACGTTGTTGCAGCCCCAACAGCCAAAGCACCAGCAGTGGTGTTGTTGAAGTAAATCTCACCAACTACAGCTTCATCTGATAGATCAAGTTCAGGACGCTTCGCAGTCTCAGTAGCAAGCACAATCTCTCCAGCATAAAAATGCCCATTCGCTTTAAGAGTCGAATTGAGGTTAGTACTCTGATTAACTTTAGTGATCCCACTAAGAGAAATAGTGATAATACAGTAAACATGACTCAACGCAGCTACGCTCAAATCAAGCCAATTCTGTCTCACAATTCGATCTCCATAATCATTAGAGATAGTCACTACGGGATTATTAGCATGAAGCCCAGCAGTGAAATTAGCTACGGTCGGAACAGTATCAGTATCGGCAGCATCAAGTGTACAGCCGCGAACTTCCCCGTTTAATTGGAACTTAAAAGCGGCCCATGCCAATTTCTCATCCAAGTCCATCGTCATTTCTGGATCACTAAGCAATCCATTCCCAATCATATCCCTTTGGGATTTGCGCCAAAATGCAGCGTTTCTAACAGCCATGTCTACCTTTCAAATTATGAACGGTTCAAAAAAAGAACCGGGATGTGTCCATCACACCCCGTCCATATTATCGTTATAGCATATCGAGAATGAATGTCAACAAAAAAATCACTCATACTGAAACAAGGGAATCTCCTGTTGCATCTTCTGTTCTCGCTTTGCTTGCATTGACATGAGAGATGGGGGATACATATGCGCCATCATCACTGCAATCCCAAGTGCAATCACACAATCATCGTGCCTGCCCTGTTGAGCAGACATCTTCCCATCAGGGTGATGTGCGAAGGCGCTCATCTCATGCAGAAGCTCTTTTGATCTTACAGCAATGTTGCCCTCACGCACAAGCTCTCTGAGGTTGTTCACCATGAGGGGCTTGGACTTGAGGGTTGTGTTCCACCCCAGCTTCTTCTGCTTACGTGCCGTTCTCTCGTCAAGTACGCGCTCAAAGTATAGGTTAGGGTATCCATGCGTATTTCGCAAGCTAGTTAATGTCGTGAGTCCCTGATTGTTCCTCTCAACCCCAAGTAGGGCGCTGTTGTAGTAGTTCCCCAGAGCAGAACAAACCCAAGCAAACAAATCCGGATCGATCTTTCCCCTCCAGAGCGCACACTCCTCATACGTCTCAGCATCAATCACACAAGCCACACTCCAGTCCGTCTCCTTCTTCGAGATCTCAATGCCCTCTGAGACATCTGCCCCAATTCTGTACTCCCTGTCGAATACGGGGTGACTCCACACTTGAAGATCCCCAAACTCATCAGGGTCAAGGTAGTACTTCATCGAGGAGTTACCCTTTGCCATGCGGAACTCATTGACAGGGACTCTATAACGCTCAGGGGGTTTGTTCTCGTAAAGATCGTTTGACTTGTAGAGTAACTCATTTATCGCAGAATGTGAGAAAACGGATCTCCCTGAAGAAATAAATGCGGACTCCTCAGTTGTAGGGTACTCCTGATTGAAGAGGATCATATCTCCTTGACACTGCGTATCTATGCAGAGCCTCCTCCATTTGAGATGTTCCGGGGTTATCTCGAAACGAAAAGTCCCTTCATCCGTTTTATAGCTTTTTGAAACCCCCAGCATCATTAGCTCATCCTTCCCCCCAAATCTTCTGTGCTTTCCCAAATCCTCTAGAAACAAGTTCTTGTTTGTTTCCTCCTTTGTGAGTTTCAACTTATACTCTGGGAATACAAACCAAGGAAAGAAGATCGCCTCGAATCCTGACTCATCCCTCCATGATCTCCAGAACTCCTCATAGAAGAAGTTCCCAACTCCCTTTGCAGTACTCTCCAACCAAACCTCAGTCCCATAACCCGTAAGCACATTATTCTGTAACCCGATAGAGAAGTCACTTGCTTTCTCCCCCCAGCTACTTATCTCTGAACAATGCAAGTAGTCGATGGCATCCCCTCTTACTTCTGCACCCCCAACAGAGGATAACCCATACTTCGAGTTTAACCCACTCCCCTCTGAAGACCCCCATGTTAGTTCTCGTTTTCCTGAATACATAACCTCTGGTTTTATAATGGGAGGGTAGTTCTGCTCCATGATACGTGTCATCTGAAACATCGTATCTGAAGTAGCTCTATCGTGAGTTGCAATGTGAACTGTCTTGTTGAACTGAGTTGCTGCCTTCTTGAAGAACCTTGCTTGTATGTAAGTGCTGATTCCAAATCGCCTTGCCTTGAGAACAACCATACGGACGTGCCCCTTCTCTTCAAGCTGCTTCTCTGCCAACCCATGCAAGATCAGTTGCACGTTGTTCATCTTGAAGGGGATCAGCTTCTTTGTCCCGAACTCCACAATCTTGAGACACTCATAGAAGTATAGCATATCATCCGCAACAAGCCTCTGGAAGTACTCTGAAACCCCGGGATCAGTCTTCTCCATATATTAGTGAGTGATAAACGAACAATATATTATAAACTCTACTATGTATATAGATCGAGACACATAGTGTATACTACACTATGTGTCTCTCTATTTATAATATATACATAAATAGCATAAATCATGCCACACATAGGCAGAACTGCACGAAGGCAGCACTGAGAGGGGTTGTAGAAGGGTACTGTGAAAGCAAAAACACTACCCATGACTTAGGAAACAACAGTTACTGTAACCCCGGTTTCTACTTGAAGGTTCTGTACTCCCACTCTCCCATATCTCCTAATGTGGGATTCCAATACACTATCCTCATCTCCCACCAAGGATAAACTGTACTCGCAATCTTTACCTTAACTAGGGCATCATCCTTCATCAAGGGCTTCCCTGTTGAACGATCATATGCCTTCACCTCATGTATCTCAAAGCGATCCTCATAAACCACAAAGAAATCTGGGTGATAAAAACACTTCTCCTCTGCTAAACGCATGGAGAATGGTTCGAACCGATAATCAAGTATCTCCCCACTTGTCTTCAGTTCCTCAAGATGCCTCCCGTACTTCGCCTCCGTCTTATTCATACGAGTCGTCTTAGCTAATATAGGACGCATCACTTCTCCGCCTCTGAGTAAAACTCCAAGTGAAACTCTGCTTACCCTTCCTTGAGTTTGACCAGTACCCCCTGCATACCTTCTTCTCCTTCTCCATCTTCTTCATTAGAAGATAACGTGCGTGATCTAAATAGGGCCTTCTCGGGAATCCCCTCTGAGTCCTCCCGCTTGGGCGTATCCCCGTCAATAAACTCGTTAATGCCCTGTCTACCCTCCTTATTACTCTCATCTTTAATCTCTCTCGCTATAGGGTTTATTACCTTTAGTTCCTGCTTCTTCAAGTCAAGACTCTTAACCATCTCCTCAACTCGAAACACGTTCTCGTTCTTCGTCTCAATCTGCCTGAACTCATTCGGAAGCCCATATGCTGTTCGCTCCCCCTTGATGCACTTCAGAAGTATGTCCACACGCTTCTCAAGCATCTCTGCCTCTCGTGGGGTCTTAATCTCCTTTAATGCCTCACGCGCAAGCTGTAACTCAATTGCATGCTGCTCAACAGCGTCAACTCGCTGGTTGTTCAACCTCGCAAAAGACTTCTCCTCAAAACGCTTGAGTAACTCCTCCCTCCTCCCTGCATACTCCCAGTCTAACTCCGCAGCAAGCTCCCATATCTTCGAGCGCGTGATCTTGTACTTCTTCGCTAAAGCCGTCTTTGAAGATAACCCTAACTCAAACTCATGCTGAAGACGAGATATCTTTGCAGTCGAAAGCTTGTACTTGTACCCAGTGATAGGGATCTTTACTCCCTTGCGCTTGCGAGTTAAACGAGACTTCTGACGGGGGCTAACCTCCTTTGGGGAATCAGTGTCCTCGTCCTCTAATGTATGTACTCCCAATGTTTACCCCCTTATCAGATTGAAACAAAACCCATTATCGCAAACCTCTGAGAGTTGTCAAGTGAATTCTTAGTTCTGTGTTCTGTGTTCTGTGTTCTGTGTGAGAGAGAGTTAGGAGTCCCTGTTTATAGACCCGGGGCGTCCGAGCGCCCCTACCCCCCTCTGCGCGTGTGTGCGCCTTCGCCCGAAGCGTTCTTGCGTCAAGGCAAGCCAAGTCTGATGCACCACTCATGTTAGCTTGATGTCAACGCAAATCAGTTCTTTGACAACTGAATCAGCCCTGTCTTGTTGGGGGCGGTTTCGTGGGGCGGAATGAAACGCTACATGAAACAACAGTTTCCCAATTCACTCTCGAACATACTGCTTCGAAAAGCAGTTGGCTACTTTATGCGAACTGATGATACGTTCAAAGTAGAGTTCAACCAAGCTGACCGGGATTACAATGTGACCCTGCAAGGTTACAAAAGTATAATCCCTGAAAGGGAGTTGTCACTCAAGCTGGTTTACTGTATGCAAGCAGACAAGTATTTATCCTCGTGCAACAGAAAATCGGACGTTCACATGAGTGCTATAACGAATTACAGTTACTAACCTACTTGCCCCACGCAACGGCTCCCTGCAAGACAACCTTAAAGCGGAGTAGCTGCTAGGCTTGTTTTGCTTTCTTTCTAACCTGCTTCATGGAGGCAAATGAAAAAAGCGAACGCGATGCGGCTGGCTTGGAAAATTTTTCAGCTTAGAGGAAATCACCACAAGTATCCTTTCGGTGAATGTCTCAAACAAGCATGGAAAACCATCAAGTCCGCAACCCTAGCCACGCCCAAGAAGGTTAAACCGTCTACGTTAGTATATCGTGACAGTGTAACCTTCCTGATAAACCGCACAAATTCCCCGACTTACTCTTGGGAAATCGACAAGTCAAAGTTGGAGGTCGTAAACCTGCAAGCTTACGAGAACTTGTCTTTGGATGCGGGCATGGCGATGGCAAGGAGCATCAAGGAAACATCTAAGTACTCTGATTCTCGTGGATACAAGAACTCTTCTATCTACAAGGCTTATCAGGAGACAAGAGGTGTAAAGACTTTCATCTCAAGAACGAACACTCAAACTCTCTTGAGGAAAGCAGAGGGCAAGACCTCTTACAAAGCTTTCGCAAGACGTTTCGGGGAAACCGGAACTTACGCTGAATAGCATAGAGGTTTGAAATCAAGTTCTTACACAAGACGGGGGCAAACTCAAACCATTTAATGGAGGTTTACATGGAACAAATCATGGAGAACGCCAAGATGATGTTGAGGGTGGATGATGCATCCTTAGACAAAACTGGGAGTTTACTTTCGGGGCGATACACGTGCCCTGATGGTTTAACATGGGCCGAGTTCAAGGTTGACGAGTTTGCAGAGCAGCAGAACGGTAACTGCTGGGCTTGCAACACTGAGATCAGCGAGGGCTTCATGTGCTTGGATGGAGGAGAGGAACTTTGCTTGGATTGTGTCGAGCTATGGATCTCACCCACAGAGAATCTCCCTCCATTCGAGATACAGAAAACATGATTTTAGCACAACCTGTTCTAGATAATCGGAGCAGGTTTTGAGGGGATTATGAGAAGAAGCACCTCATTTTGATAACATTTAGCATGGTTCTTTGACATGACCAATCAAAACCCAAAACTCTTTTTGAAGATGTCTTCAATGGAGAGGGAGATATGCAACCTTCAGTATATCCAAGATGACTGTGATAGGGAGGGTTCAACCCGAATGATGATGAAGGCTTCAAGGGAGAAACTTGCAGCACTCAAGTTTGAGAGGGCATTGATACTCTCAAGGATAAGCTGGGAGGAGGCAGCATGAACGAACGCATCCATATATCAGGGAGGTACTACCAGATACTTGCCTTGGGATACAAGCGGAGGACTGCACAAGCAGACAGTGAGGCTCGTGTATTGGCAAATCAAAAGATAATTGATCTTGTCAAGAAGAACGGAGGACGCATCTACGGAAGGGCAAGATAATGACTTGGGACGCATGACAGAGAATTGCATCCTAACAGAGCAGAGTTGCGGTTAGGTCGATGCGGGTTGTGCGTCACTTGAGATTATCTAGCAATCAAGCAAGGTAATCTTATAGGGAATTATCCCTGTTGAGAGAAATGTTCTATGACAACTGAATCGGAAAACAAGGTTGCGTATAACCCTATACGCTTGGATCAGATGTTCCACATGGCAACCTTAAGTTTTAAGGGATTGCCCCCAAGGAACAAGTCTGACAAGGCTGAGGCTCGTGTAGTTGAGTTGCGGGAGAATATGGCTGAGGGTTCATTTCACGCTTCAAAGGCATTGATTGGGAAGGATTGCCTCAAGGTTTTTGATAGTGCGAAGAAGGAACTCATGGACCATTACTACGGCAACAGCATTCCCCCTGCTGAGGGCAAGAACGCATATGTTCTTATCCCTCACAAGGGGTTGTCTCCCTTCACCATCAAGATGGGGACGCTTAAGAAGCGTTGTGAGGATGCCTTTATGACATTCTTGAGGGAGTACGGCTACGAAGACCCACAGAAGCGCGAGGAGTGGTTGGGTTTACAGCGAAGCAGGTTGGGGGGAAAGTTCAATGAGGAGGACTATCCCGAACCAAATGAGCTTCTCAAGCAATTCAAGATTGTTTATGAAACCAAGGCTTTCGGAGACATAGCAGAGAGCGCAGGTTCTTGGGTTGACCATGAAACTCTTTCGCAACTGAAGAAGCAGCAGAACGAATCAGAGAAGGTGATTTCAGAGTATGCTTCGATGATAGTATGGGAGAGGCTGACGACCCCTTTGAGGGCTATTGTTGAGCGGCTTTCCGAGCCGGATGCTGGGGAATCCATGAAGGCAGACGGGTCTAAGGGCTTCAAGGATTCACTTGTCACAAACTTACGTGACATTGTGGAGAAGCTCCCTATTTTGAACTTCAAGGGGGATGAGCGTCTTGAGGACATACGCACTGAGTGCTTGACCCTTCTGAAGGAGATTGAATCTCCCAAGGCTTTGCGGGCATCTTCTAGCAAGAAGACCATAGCAAAGCAGAGTACCGAGGACATTCTTAAGAAGGTTGAGAGCTACGGGGTTGTGAAGAAACGCGCCTAGTTTTCATAATTGTTGAGAGTAGCAGATCGGGATTGAGTTCAGCATCACGTTCTCTAATCTGGGTAGTGCTGAATCTTTTTGGATGTTCTTCAAAAGGATTGCTAACTAGATCAGGAAACCAATGTAGCTTGACAAGGGCATTTCCGCATGAGTGGAATTTGATCCAGAAATGTGAGATATAAGCCCCACAGGTATCCCGGTCTGCTCATCGTGACAATTTGCAACAAGTATAACAACATTCAAGGAGGACTAATGAGTACATTCATAGTAGAATCAGTTTCAGTGTTCTTTGAGATTGGGGTTGTATGGGGGGCAATTATTGCTCTCTGGGTTACCAACTGAATCAGTATATCTCTAATCAAGTGAGGCTACATGGTTATCAACAATATCGAGCTAATCGCAAACTTATTCATTGTGGTTCTGTTCTTATACTTTGGGCGAAAGCTATAGTGCTGATACTCGCTGAGCTTGTTCTCCCGGCCTTTTGAGAACAAGTTCTGAGGGGATCACGGGTTTCACACCTCATTCACTAACCTCTTATGGTTTGTTCTTATGACAATTCAATCGGTATCTCTCAAGGAACTTCCCGGAATACTTGCCATCATGTATAGGGTTAACAAGCCTATCTTCTTGTGGGGCAAGTCTGGGGCAGCCAAAAGTACGAGCGTTCACTACTTTGTGAATGAGATGCGTGAGAAGTATGATCCACGCTTCGGGTTCATTGACTTGAGGGCATCCCAACTTGACCCTGTTGACACGAGGGGGCTTCCTTCTGTTGACAAGGAGCGTGGGGTTGCTCAATGGTTGCCTTTCGATGTATTCCCTGAAGTGGAGAGGGATGGGGAAAGCGGAATCGTTTTGCTTGAGGAGTTCAACTCTGCTCCCCCTTCTGTACAGACAAGTTTCTATGAGTTCTTGTTTGATAGAAGGATAGGGAAGTATGAACTCCCTGACGGGTGGAGGGTTTGGGCTTGTGGAAACCGTGACGAGGATGGAGGTGTTACGTTTCAGGTTCCTTCTCCCAATGCAAACAGGTTTGCACAGCATATCCTTGTAGAACCCACTGTTGAGGATTACATTGACAACGCTCAACGCACTGGGATCAGGCTTGAGGTTATGGCATTCTTGCGGTGGAGAAATGAGCTTCTCTTCACTTACGACCCTGCAAACCCTGTTCTAAACTTTGCAACGCTACGTTCTTGGGATAATCTGAGTGCGATATGCGATGCCTTTGAGGAGGACAGGGGGACGTTGAAAGACCCACTGTTTCTCAAGTGCGCCCAGAACTGTGTAGGGGAGGGTGCAGGGATAGAGTTCTACGGTTTTCTGGATTACTTTCAGAAGCTTCCGGATCTTGACAGTATCATTCAAGAACCTGAGAAGGCTGTAGTATTCACTAACGCGGATGCCCACATCAACTGGGCAATAGTCTGTGGTTTATATGCAAAGGCAGACAGCAGGAATGCGGGGCAGATTATCAGATACGCAATGAGGATGCCCCCGGAGTTCTCTGTAGTACTTGTTCGAGACTGTATCGACAACGTGGAGGACTTCATCAACTGTCCAGAGTTCAGTGAGTGGACGTTGAAGCATCAGGATGTTCTTGTGGGTTAGGAGGGGATATGATTATTCATACAACCTTCACCACAAGGATTTTACTTAATGGGGCATAGGGAACTATGTCCCGCACTAATTAAACGCGAGGAAGGACGTTGAGGTTATGCAGAAAGCTGATGTCCTTACCAAGGTTAGAACTAACCTTCTCCTCGATCAACCATTCATAGGGCAACTTGCCTCGTTTCTCAAACTTGAGTTTGACGACAAGGTTGACACTGCCTATACGGATGGGGAGACAGTCGGGGTGAATCAGAAGTTCTTTGAGAAACTCTTACACAAGGAGAGAACGGGGATCATGGCGCATGAGGTTTTTCATGTCATGCTTCTCCACCATGTGCGGAGGCAACCTTGGATGGAGCAGAGAACCTATCAAATTGCGATTGACATCATCGTGAATGGGATGTGCCTAGAGAATGGGTTCACACTCCCGAAAGATGGGATTCTCCCTGAAACATGGGAGGGCGGGATTCGTGAGTACTGGGGACTCTCAAAGAAGTCTGTGGAACAGGTCTACAGGATACTTGAGGACAAGAAAGCGAGTGACCCAGAACAACTCCCTGACAACCCTAAAGAGAAGAGTACAGGGGAATGCAGGGATCACCCTTCCAAATCTAACAACCCTTCTTCAGGGGGGAACAAGTCTCCACAAGAGATAAACTCTAAGGATGCTGTGTCCCATGAAGAGCAGAGGGTTAAAACCATTGTGGCGCAAGCATATCAGAA